AGTAATCAACAGGGCAATCAATCGGTTAGTGGCGAGCAACTGGAATCGGCGCTCGGCACAAATGCGGTGTCCGATCTTGGACAAAAACTTGGCGTGGATACCAGTACAGCTTCCAGTTTACTGGCAGAACAATTGCCGAAGATTATTGATGCGCTCTCACCGCAAGGTGAAGTGTCTCCACAAGTGCCGCGCGCCAATCAAAACGCGACACATTGACAACTAACATTGGATCGCGTTTGTGATCATGATTTATATGTCAGATGCTGGGAATCGTTTGTACAGAGTTGAGATTCCGACGTCATAAATTAGGGCCACCCTCTGACGAGTTTCGCCAGCCGCTAACAATCTTCCAGCCTGCGCCCACTGTTCAGGTGTTAACTTAGGTCTTCGACCTCCCACGCGCCCCTCAGCTCGCGCAGCAGCCAGACCTGCACGTGTACGTTCAACAATCAGTTCACGTTCCATCTCGGCCAATGCCCCCATAACATGAAAAAAGAAGCGCCCCATTGGCGATGAAGTATCTATGCTGTCAGTCAGACTTTTAAAGTTGATACCTCGCTCGCGTAGTTCTTCCACCAGTCCAACCAGATGACGCATGCTGCGTCCGAGGCGATCAAGCTTCCAGACCACGAGGGTGTCACCTTCAGATAGCGTTCTGAGTACCCGTTTTAGTCCGGGTCTGTCTGAGGTTCTGCCGCTTATCTTGTCTTCAAAAATCAGCTCACATCCTGCACATTCCAGCGCATTACGCTGTAATGCCGTGTTCTGGTCATTTGTTGATACACGTACATAGCCAATAAGCATGGTTAAACTCACTTTAAATGGCGGGAATAATGCCATTTGAGCGACTAACGATCATTATCGAAAACGTTGGTTTGGGAGAAGCGGCTAAAAGGAATGTAGGGACAGGGGCGAATCAGATACCTGATATGGGTAGCTTCACGCTTTCTGTTTCAGGTACTGGATATCAAAAATTACCATCAGGTTTTATTCTTCAGTGGGGCTCAATCGGCGCACCAGGCATTGCACAGGATGTAGTAACCCATTTCCCGATTGCATTTCCAAACAGATGTCTGCGTGTTTTGGTCTCACAAGACTACACACCAGATAGCGGGGCTGTTGGTTATATTGCCTGTGCAGGTTTTAGTCCCGACCCGGTTAAATTTATATCCAGAGCCAGTACTCCTGGCCTCGGCGCTTCATTTTTAGCGTTAGGCTGTTAATTTAGCTATATGGAGTGAAAAATGAATTACATATATTCCGCGACTACAAACTCTTTCTATCCGCTGGAGATGAAAGAGGATTACACTCAAGCTGACTCATGGCCAGATGATGCTGTTGAAGTTGATGAGCAAGTGTATATTGAGTTTTCCGGATTACCGCCGAAAGGAAAAATCCGTATCGCTGGAGAAAATGGTTTTCCTGCATGGTCTGAAATTCCACCACCAACACATGAGGAACAAATTGCTGCAGCCGAATTGGAGAAGCAGCAATTGATTAATCAGGCCAACGATTATATGAACAGTAAACAATGGCCTGGTAAAGCGGCTATTGGTCGTCTGAAAGGTGAGGAACTGGCGCAATATAATTTGTGGCTGGATTATCTGGACGCACTGGAACTGGTTGATACCTCCAGTGCTCCAGATATTGAATGGCCTACGCCTCCGGCAGTTCAGGCCAGATGACATCCGGCGAGGTGCTGGTATCTGTTGCCGTCACCGCGTCAATGTAATCCAGCACAGCGTTAAGTCTGGTTGTTTCTGCCTGCGTCAGTTTACGTCCGGCCTGTAATTTCAGCTGAATCAGACTAATGGAAGCCATTGCTGCATCAATCAGTGAATGGCGCTGTGCTTCTGCCGCTTCTACTGCGGCACCGTGTTGTGCCTCAGTATCTGTCACCCATTTTTGGCCATCCCATTTGTCGTATGGTGTGGATGGCGAAGTGGTGGTTGTTCCTTCTGGGTATTCTCCCAACTGTGAAACAGTCACGGGTTGGCCAGTAGCTGTCCTGTAAACCGTTTCGCCTCGATGGTCTGCAACGTATTCCCAACCAGTTAAATCGGCTTTCCGGCAGATGGCGAAACCTTCTTTTTTGCGTATTGGTGCGTCCGCGCATGAATTACCTGGAACGCCAACACCAAAAGGCAGGAATTCGAGCGATGAAGAAATATATTCCCGCGTTTCGCCGTTGTAGTTGTAAACGGTAATAAAGCCAGCTTCCGTGGCAAACCCGTTTTCGTCTAAGGTGATTTCTTTCTCGCTCATTATGCTGCCCTTACAATGTAGTTGAATGCGATATTTCGAGAGCGTGTCTCATTTGATGTCCGTGCCGATCTGGATGCATCAAAAAAAACACTTTGAGCAACGGTACTCCCGCCATCTGTGGTTACAGTCTTCCATTGCGCCCCTCCATTATAAAGCGCCCCTGTTGTGTGACTCGGGCCTACATACTGAATAACTCCGACCTCACCTGTAATGTTCTGAATGGTATCACCTTGTTGTGATAATAATTGTCGCCCCGAATCTACATTGCGACCATCATCCCATCCACGGATAAACTCACCGCGCAGGTCTGGAAGCACACCAGAAGGAAACACGGCGGCAAGTTTAGGGTAACTAGCCAGGTTGAAAGATGAACCATTGCATTTCATCCAGCCGGTTGGTGGTGTAGCCAGTGGATATGGTACAGGGACGCCAACTGGTAACGCTGAGCCTTCTCCCAAATCAAGGTTTGTGAGAGCCGCCGCGATTGCTGCCGCACCATCTGCTTTAATGTCGCCAAATGGATTGGAACGACTCAGAAACAGTTTTTTGAGAGCGACCAGAATCTGCGTGTTGTCCATTTTGTCAGGATCAATCCCAGCGGCCTTGAGAATATTGAGCAGCTCGCTTTGAATGACATTAAACCAGTCCGGTCCGGGATACGTCGGAGGAACGCCATTACCTCCTTCAGTAAAGAAAAGCTCGGTCTCACTGGTGACAGGAGACGGTTGTGGCATAACCGGAACACCGGTTGAATTATCTACGTGAAACATCAGTTATCTCCTGAAGAATAAAAATATTCGTATGCTGTGCCGCCGAGACGGTATTTCGTCAGCACACACTCCAGTTCTCTTGCAAGTTCGCTCAGAAGCGGTGTCATGACGTTATCGATACAGGTAAAACGTCCGCCGTTGATACCGATCACATCAATCTGTAACGTCCAGCGATAACGAGCTGGATAAAGGGGATACACGCAGCTACGCATGCAGTGGTGAGGCAGAATGACAGTAACCCGGATAGTAAATCCAAGCGCGGCAGCCACAGCTTCAATCTGCCACGGGGAAAGGCCACCTTTGCGGTGATACTTCTCCACGACAGCACGACGTCGGTCTTCTACAGTACCGCTTAACTGCCCACACTCCGGCAGTTCAAGGTATTCCTCCCATTCTTCCAGCAGCATAAATGTTGTTTCTGGCCGCATCTCCGGTAGCAGGTTTTCTGCATCAAATTCCGTCTGACTTAAACGCCTGGCTAACGCCCGTAAAAAACGGTTTAAATCACCATCCTCATCGCGTGACCACGCTTTGCCACGTGGCATGACCTGCCATAAAGCGCCCAGCCATTCATCTACACTGTGGGCCATGTCAGCACTCCGATAGTGATAAGTTCATTCTGAGCACAGGGAATGTCAGCGGTCAGATTCAGCGTGTAATCCGTCACGCCAGATGCGGTGCCGATAGCAGTGCGAATCGCTGAAATGGGCAGCGTTTGTCCTGGTTGCAGCGTCTTCTGAAGCGTCAACAGGCGGGACTGGACAGCTTTACGCGTGGCCGGTGTATCCGGTGTTATGCCAATAATCATATTGACGGGACGGAGCACCAGTTCCACGGGCCAGACTTCTATTCCTCCAGGTTTACCAACCCATACGCCAGTCGCCGGGTCGGTATGACGGAAAAGGTAATCTTCCATATTTTTCCGGTCCTGATATCCGGGGGTAATCACTGAACGATCGTCATAAACCCATGCCAGTCCGATTGTGCAGGGACCATGCCAGGCATCAAATGCCCACGCCCGACTGACACCAGCCATTTCTCGCGCCCAGATGACATAGTCATGCACAGCCCCACCAACGGGGGGATTGCGTTTACGGAATAAAAGCCGGTCAAGCAATTCAGAAACTGGCTCAATATCCGAACCACCGATGATGCCTCCCGTACCCGTTAAACCAATACTTTCCACGCCGGGAACGGGGGACAGCAGGGTCAGGCTTTCACCTTCCGGAAGGTTTCCTGACGCGCCGGCATCGCTGGCCTGAATGGTTACAGTCATGACCCCATCTACAGGAACGCCGGAAGTCGTCACGGCATAAACAATACCGGTAGCGGTTTGCATCTCCATATCTTCCGGCAGCGGTGTATTCCCTTTAAATACCGCCGGCCCCGTAGCAAACGTGGCCTGTTTTCTGACGACGCCTTCGCTGGCCGCAGTCTCAATGATGGTTTCATCATCAGATTTAACAGACGGAATAATCTGGTCTTTAATCCAGCTCTGATGGTCGTATAAATCACGAACCTGATTGCTGAATGAGGTATTTAGAGCTTTCTCAACGCCTACTGGCGGAAGTTTTTGCAGCCCCAGTTCAAAGGCAATATCTTTTTCGCCGTCAGTAATAAGCTTGCGCAGCGCGGGAACGTTATAAGGCATTAGCAGTGGACTCCCAGCGTTTACTTATTTCAATCCGGAGCGTCGTTTTATCCGGGCGGGTTAGAATGACAATAAAATTAATTCGGTCATTGCCGCTTATAGTGGCTGTGACTGCTGCATTACGCGCATAACCAGAACGTAAAAGCGGTTGCATAGAAAGCAGTGCATAATCTTCCACCCGCATTCTGACGGATTCCGTCAGCTTCTCGCGATCCAGCAACCAGAGTTTCGATCCCCACGGATAATCACTAAATGTGTCGCCGGGCCAGCCTCTCGGGTCCGATGAGTTATCAGGAATAATGTCATCAGTATCAGCACGGACGTCGGTGAAAAGACAAATCAGAACCAAAGTGACCAGTCCTTCATCACGCGATAAACCATCATGGTTAATTGTCAGTTCACCTCTGGAGAGTTGATTATTCCAGCTGATACCAATAGTCATTTCATCTCCGATGTTTTTTTGCCATCCCCGTCCATATGGAAATGCTCAAGAACAGATTTACCGGCGACCTGAATATCATTTGAAAATACAGATGGGCCGTTAACTTTTAATAATTTTGTATTTATCGCAAACAATTCGCCGGCATCGTAATTAACCGATTTCCCTTTAACGTCGATAAGACCACCTTTTTTCAGGGTGATATAAGACTGACCATCGCCGTGATATAACCTGACCTCTCCATCCTCCAGACCTTTTGGACGACAGCGCTTGTCTTCAACAGCGATTGCCACCAGACCTTCCCGGCGTCCCCCCACTGCCAGAATGAGTGCTTCTGAACCGACTGGCGGCACAGACGTCAGGCCGTAGTTCTGGAAACGTTCAACATCATCATTGGTGGAATCCGCCAGAGACTGGATCTGGAGGTTCTGACGCCCGAGACTGTCTGTAACGATACGAACAACGGCCCTGTCAACGAGCAATCGCAGCCGGCGTCCAATACCTTCAAGTGTGCGACCGATATTTGCCGGATTCAGTCCCATGTTTCCTCCGTTTTTGCCTTTGATCTCTTGCCTTTCTTGCCTGCTTTTTTCGCACTGGTTTCAGGCATATCCATCGACTCAGGGGGAACCAGCGTCAGAACGCAGAGACGTCCGTTATCACCTTCAGTAAACGTGACGGTTTTAATCAGCCATGAGTCCTTCAGGTTCTGTACCGGGTCATCAATATCAACGCGCCTGTTTTTCTGCCATAACGGGCCTTCATCGCCATTCTCTCGCCATCCTGCCAGTGTAATTTCGGTGCTGTTGGCTTCGCCCATCATCCGCGCTTTGTACCATTCACCGCGTGTACTTGCGCCTCCGACGGTCAGGCTGTCTTCATTGACCAGAATTTTCGGGCGGTAACGGTTGATGTCACCATCATCAACGATGGTCTGACGTCCTCCAATCACTTTGACTGGCTGATCGTCCCACGTGCTCCCACCCGCACTGGAGGTGCCTTTCACGATGTACTGGCTGTTTCTCTCACGCCAGCTGAACCGGCCGCGGGCTGCAAGAATATTGGTCCCGAAAATCAGAGGAACGCCGGCACGCTTTGTTGATGCACGGGTGATGATCAGATTACCCAGACCATCAGCAGTCAGCAGAACGCCGCGTTGTTTAGCCAGGCGGTCAAGAAGATCGAAGGCGGTCTCTCCCTGTTCAAGCACCACGCTACCGAAGGTTTCACCAGTGTCAGTTTCACTGATAACACTGATGCCATAGGGTTTGCAGATTTCCACTGCCAGTTGCTCCAGTCGAACACCTTTCCACTGGCCGGATTTATGCACCACTGAGCTGTCAACGAGATCGCCGGTTTTATCCCGCCCCATAACGCGAATACTCATGTTTTCTGCGTCATAGCTGGGAATGAAATCATCAATATACCCCGTCAGAACCGTATCTTTTCCCAGCCTGACGATGCAGGGCATGCCCTGCTTAATCACGCGTGGTGATGCTTCTGACCATTGTGTGGTGACAGTGAGATCAAATTCGCCGGCAACAGCCTCCAGTGAGGAAGTGATGGACATCTCTGTCCATCCGTCCCACTGCTGGCCGTCAACCTCAAGCACAACCATTTCCATCAATCTGTTACCTCGACAGGTTTACCCGGAAGAACGAACGCCGGGTCTTTCAATCGGTTCCTTGACGCGATGGCGTCACGGTTCTCGGTATTACCGGTTTCACGCCATGCAATCAGAGATACCGGGGACGTTGTGGTCAGAATGACCGTTCGTGTCTGTGGTAGCTGAGCGCTTCTGACCCGCACGTCATTGACGACGGCAAAGCGCAGCTCGCGCAGGGCATGCCACAAATTCCGCTGACCGTTTTCTACGGCATACACAGCTTGTTCATTCAGTTGCTCAGCCAGCGTGTCACCCGCACTTATGGCTTCCTCACTACTTCTGAACTCGGTGCTGGCAACGGTCTCTGCCTGTCCAATTAGGCTGGCAACGACAATCAGCTGACGAAAATGAGTGATGTTGGCCTGCATGGCATCGGTCAGTTCAGGGACAACGTCCGGAAGGCTGCTGGCAAAACCATACTTTCCGTCAGTCACTGAACCTGGTGTGACTGACATGTATTTGGGCAACTGGTGAAGTGCAGCGGCTGTCGCCCGGTCACTTGTATTTGTTGGCGAAACCGGCGACGACCACGGCGAAGATGAAGAACCGGAAAACTGATCTCCCTGCCACCGGTTGCGGATCTGATCATAAACCCGCATTGACCAAAGAGGTTCGGTCACGGTGTCGCGTACACCGCTGACAAGGTTCAGAACATCATTGATAAATCCGGCTGGTTTCGCGACGGCCAGCTCAATCAACCCACGAAAACGCCCTAAACGGTCAGTCCATTCAGTAATCGCGGAGGGCAGCGTCAGCACACCCACTACCAGATTTTCCATGTCGTCCATCCACGTATCGGCCATCTCACCAAGACCATCAAGCAGGGCAAAGACATCGCCATTCGCCAGCGCAGCTTTGACCTTATCCGCTGCGCTGAGTACCGTCAGGCTGGTATTTTCTGCCGGCGCAGGAAACAGGCGCTCGCCCGCCTCAGATACCTCAAAAGAGATGTAGGCAATGCCGCCTTCCTCAGTGCTCAGACGGTGAGTCACCTTACCAATCTGAACCTTCTGAATGCCGAACCACGGATGGATAAGTTCACCGGGTCCAGGTGTGTTCAGAGCCCGGAGAAGTGCCTCCAGTTGGCTCTGGTAGTTCTTTCCAATCAGCTTGCCGTTGATTTGCTGTTGGGTCAGAACGGCACCGTTATCCTCGGTCCAGCCCACTTCTTTTTTGGGGTAGGCGCGGGGAATTGCCCGACGGCCGCTGGTGCCTTCGTTATCGACCAGATAAAACGAGACGCCCCGGAACGAAGCATCGCGCAGGTCTTCCCATCGGGTAGCAGCCATCAGCCTTGCTCCACGCTGGACACGCCAGCAGATGCACTAAGTTTGATATCCGGCTGGTTCATGGTGACGCTTTTAACACGGCCACCGCCACCCTCAAGGATCACGCGGATTTCACCCTGCATTTTCTGTAGGGTTGTGGGTAATGCAGGTGGCTGAACAGGCTTATCAAACGCGTTTTTGTTTTCAATTGCGGCGTTGGTGCCACGCAGAAAATCAACGATGACACCAAACAAAGAATGATCACTCGTTTCAGGGCGCGGTCTGTCTGCCGGGGGATTTTCAGCCGCAGGAATGAACGGCGTCGCCGGGGTCAGTGATGCCCACGGGCGCGGGTCAATAACCGGTTTCTCATTTGCTTTGCGTTTGGCACGATCCTTTGCCCACTGAACCATGCCAGCTTTGTCATCACTGCTCAGTGATGGTTCTTCATAAAGGTATGGAATAGTTGACGCCAGCATGGTCAGGCCGACCATTTCCTGTGGGCTGCCAGGACGTCTGGGACTATTAGGTTTACGGGGATTTTTTCCATCAGGTCCATCGGGGATTAAATCACCCGGCCCCCCCATCCCACCTTTGCCCATGTTCACGACATAAACGGGCATAACACCGGAGCCAAAAACATCGGAGACGCCTTTAGGGATGCCTTTTCCGCCTTTTTCTGGCTGGAGAAACTCCCATGCACCTTTACCAATTTTAAATGCTTTACGTGCCGCAATGACTCCAGCGGTCGCAATGGCTATTTTCTTGCCGACTTCCAGCCAGTTCTGAACCGTCTTTTGATCAACTGAATTGATAGCATCAGCCAGGTCCTGTACCGGGCCGGCAAGATTGCTGTTAGAAAACTTCTTCCAGGTAACATTCAGGCTGGTCAGTGCCGAAGTAAAATCTTTCGCCGCATATTCAGCATCTTTCATGATGCCTGTGCCGTCCCCGACAACTGACTGGTATCGCTTGAGGTTTTCTGCTCCTTTACCAGAGGTGGCACTGCTGATAAGTAAAATACTGTCCTGGTTAAAACCGGCTTCCAGGAGTCTTTTATTCTGTTTCTCAGAACCTTTACTCCCTGATTTTTTAGCGATTTCCTCCAGGAGTGTTGGAAGTGATCGCATCTTCCCATCTTTGTCATAAACGTTGACACCATTCTTTCGAAGGGTGCTAACAACCTTTGGCAACTGCAGATCACGAATAAGGTTTTCAGTCGCCGTGGCTGCTGTATCACGGTTGCCTGTGGCATCAATGGCTGATTCCAGTACAACGCCTACGTCTTTGACTCCCTTAACGCCACTCCCGCCAGCAGCGGAGTACATAGAGAAGGCTCTGACGCCTTTTTCTGCAATGTCTTTCAGCTCAAATGCGCCTTCTTTTCCCAGAAGGTTTAACGTGTCCATAGCTGCAAGCGTCTGCTTTTCAGTCTGAAGACCAAATTTGGGGAACTGAGAAAACAGTCCGCCAATCGAATCCCCCTGAGAGCCTGATGCAGCGATAGAGGCGGCTATCATGCCCTTATTCTGAATACCGAAATCCAGATCACCGGTCGTTTTGTTGACATTCTCCAGTGCGGCCAACACCTCCGAGTCATCCACCCGGAATTTGATGGCGGTATCCTGAATACCATCAAAGATATTGCGCATCTCATCACGAGTTTTACCGGCGGCAATACCCAGCCCGGTTAATTGTCGATCTGTTTTAGCAAATTCTCTCAGCGCTGCGCCGCTGGCAAGGCCGGCAATCATCGTTGTATAGCGATTACTGAGCATGTCCAGACCACGTCCGGCAGATTCAGACGCGGCCTTAACAACAGACATTGCTTTCTGGTTACGGCTGGCAAACTCGCTCATGTTAGCGCCGTACTGGCGGGCTTTAGCCGTCAGGTTCCCGGCAAGGTTAATCAGAATTTCAGTGCTTAGGCGGTTTGTCATATTGCTTCCTCAGTTGCCTGACCTGAATAAGCAACTGCCGTAGGGGCAGTTGCTCAAGCCGGTTAACATCGAAACGCTGAGAGAGGTTAATCAGCAGTAGATTGAGCGCCGCTGCCATCGGCATCATGTCGCCCCCGTTCGGCAGTCTCCCCCAGCATGTCATCCATCGCCTGACCCTTTTCTGTCAGCAACTTCAAATCTTCCGGATGCAGGGCATAAATTTGATTCATGTCCAGCGGGCCGGGGATTTCTCCAATCTTCTTAATCTGCCGGCGCATCATCTCCAGACCCATCATGACCTCAGAGCAGTAGGCAACCGCCTTGCCGTTATCCCCAATCACAACGCGCTCGGAGGCCAGTTGTGATTCGATAACATCCCGTGATGTCAGCTCGCGTAGCGTCACATCCTTGTGAAGCATTTCGTCGGTAGTACCTTTGCC